CTCAACCGTTTCCGTTAAACCAACGTTCTGGAGAAACAGCGGCTTATTCGGGATGTCCGCGCCATTCTGCGATTTTTGCATGGCACCAGTGATACGACTGTCGTCACCTGCGGCCACTGTGTTTGCGGTGGTGCCAACATTGAGGGTGGCGCTGTTGCCGAGCTGGAGGGACTGACGGGCCAGCGGGATATTTGTCAGGTCAGCCAGGTTGCGCTCTTTGGCAAGGCGTGCGCTGGCGTTGTCCATCGCGATTTTGACCGCTTTTGGCGTGGCGGCCATTGTTTCGTCTATGCTGGTAACGCCGCTGTAGAGTTTTGTGAAGCCCTTGTCGGTCAGGGGGGCGTCAGGATGGTTGCGTGATTTTTCGTGTTCTTCCAGGCTGTTATCAACGTACTCATTAGTAGCCATTATCGTCGTTGAGTCGATGGTGATATTCACGATCGAGGTATCACTGACAATCAGCGTCATACGTACCGTTTGCGCGCGCCCCGATCCCTGTTCCAGTAATGGCTTTTCGCTTGCTGGCAGGCTACAGATGGCAACCAGTTTATTAAATTCGTCGTAGATCCCCGCTTCGCGTACCCAGAATCCTCCCACTTCTGCCGGGATCAACAGTTCCACGATGATGATGTTGGAGTGTGTTTTATCCACGGAGACTGAGTTAACAGCGGCGCGCCATACTTCGTTAACCAGCGCGGTGCTGGTTGTGTCCGGGTTGGTGGGGTTGCCGCCGCCGTCACCCACGGCCATCTGAGTTAGTGTGAGTTTTGTTCCGCCTGGTGACATGGCGGCAATCAGCCTTTGTTTGCCGTAGTCGGTAATTATTGTTTTAAATTTCGGGAATGCAGGCATGTGTTCTACTCCGCATAACTGGTGATGATGTCGCCAGTGTAAGAGACGCCGCCCGTAAACATTTCGCCGGGGGCTTCAAGTATGATATTCAGTCCCACCAGGTGGCGACTTACTGGTCTGGCGTCGGCTATCAGGCGTTCCATTTCGTAGTAGGTGTCGGCGTCTATACCGTCTTCTGATGCGCCAATTTCCAGACGAAAGGTGCCGGGTGTGCCGTTTTCCTGCCACCATTCGACAACCCTGATTAAATAGCCAAAGGGTTCAACAACATTACGAAGCGCGCGTATGGTGCCCTTTTTCTGGTGAATCTCCCATGAGGCTTTTATCGTCTTTCGCTTCGTCTCTTCCGGCCAGTTTTTGTCCCATCTGTCCACGGACAGCGCCCACGCCAGATAGGGCAGAAGAGCGACCGGGCATTCGTCAGAGTTCCACAGCTTTCTGAGGTCGACGGGGATAGCATCAAGCCGCGTCGAGGCCTGTTCAGTGCTTCGCATAAAGCCACTGGCAGACGGTGGAAGAAGGTCATTATTCATCTGTCCCACCTTTCTCAATAGTGACGGTTACGCACCTTGCCGCCTGGGTGTCGTTGATAACGATATCCGTTGCAGGTTCCGTCAGTTCGACGCGCTGAACTCCCTGAACATGCAGCGCTGCCATAATGGCCGAACGTGCAACATCACGGCCTATTTTTCCCTGAAGTGCTATCCATGTCTGTAGTGCGTCATGCGCGGCGTTCTGTATGGGCTCCGATTCAGGGCCAGGATAAAAAAAGAGTTTTGCGTTGATGTTGTAACTGACTATCTCCGCGCTTTGCACCGTCAGCCGGTCGCCTATGGGGCGGCGGTCTTCGGCGGAAAGTGCATCTGTTACGGTCGCCAGTAATTCAGGCGTGGCGGTGCCGTCGCCCTCTGTTGACAAAACAGAAAGCACGACAACGGCTGGAGACGGGCTGGTCGCTTTGGCGTCTGCTACTTTGCCGCTGGCGCTTCTGGCAAAGTATTCATAAGCGCCTGACGGCCCTGCAACGCTTAAACCATCAAAAGCCGCCTGTGCGCGCATACGCAGCGCCGTGTCGCTTTCCATCACGGCGTTGGTGGTGTCCGTTGCGGGAGTAATCACTAATCGCTCTGTGTCCATATTCCCGGCGATATTATCCAGATCGGTTGCGACTGAATGACTGAGCATACAGGCCGCGGCGCCATCGTTTATGCGCTGCCTCAACAGCAACTCGCGCCATGCGAAGGCCTGCGCGATGATGTTCAGCGGTTCAGATTCCAGTTCCAGCGCAGCGGCAACGGCGGTGCGGACTTCTTCCGGGAACTTGCTTATCATGAACTGCTTTATCTCCGCCAGAATCACTTCAAAATCCAGCGCCTCAATAATGGCCGGTTGCGGAAGCTGTGACAGGTCAACGGTTGGCATTATCGCTACCCCGTAACGTGAGAACGCGCTGTACCGGCTGCATGGTTTCGGTGATGGTGCCTGACAGTTCCGCTTCGGCGCGTCCGTCTTTCAGCCAGCGAATATCAATGGTGTTTAGCGCAATTCTTGGCTCCCATCGGGTAAGCGCAATGACCGCCGCGCTCATGCACTGAAGGCGGGTTGTCTGGTTTTGCGGCGAGTCAATCAAATCCGGGATCAGACTGCCGTAATCGCGGCGCATGACGCGGCTGGCGAGCGGCGTTAACAGAATGTCGTTAACCGAGTTCCATAGCTGATCGGTATCGTTCAGTGTTCCGGTGCCGTTCGGATTCATGCCTGTGTAACGTGCGGTCATCTTGTCTCCTTTGTCCAGCTATCGCCCGGCTTAACTCCGCCGTGACCGTGGTTGTCAACCTGTACGCCGTTTGAAGTGAAGCTGCCGCCGCTGTGTTCAACGCTCCCGGTCATTTTCCCGCCCTGAGTGAAGTCAAACGTGGCGGCTTTCAGGTGATGCGTACATTCCACAACGGGGGTTTTTAGCGTCACACTGACTGACGCCTCAAGGCTTGCGGTCTTCATGCCCGTAGCGGATAGTGCGCCAGCGTCGGCGTCATAGCGAATAACGGCCCCGTCCGGGGCGGTGATAACCATCTCTTTCAGGCTGCTGCCCGGCGCCGGGTTATCGTTGCTGTACAGGCTGCCGATAACCATCGCTGTTTCCGGGTTGCCGCCGATGCAGGCGATTAACACCTGCTCGCCGATGGCGGGCGGCATCCAGATTTTGAATGCGCCCGTGCGGGTCACGTTCCAGCGCAGCCAGTCGGTTTTCAGTTCGCCGCTTTGTACGCGCACGCACCCAGTGCTGGCATCAGTCGCAAAAACAACGCCGGTGCGAATGATATTCCCTGTCAGGCGCATTAGTTCGGTCATCCTGGCGTTCATTTCCCGGCGCTCCCCAGACCGTTAATCACGGCGTTATAAATCAGGCGCTCGTCCGCTGCGGAGATCCCCAGCAATTCACGCTGTGGGTACTTCGCTATGGCGCCCGGCCCCACCTGATCCCGTAGTCCGTACTGGTGTACGCGGGCAATACGTGCCGCCACGCCGCTGTAACCGATACTGACGCCCTGCTGGTCGGGGTACATTTTCAGGTAACGCAACGTCCGAAGGCGCTCAAACATGGGCGCTTTTTTGGTGCTGTCACGGCGTAACGATCGGGTGTTAATCGCAAGATAACGCTCAATGTCGCTGCGGTAGAACGTGCGAATGTCGTTGCGGTCGGTATCGTATCCGGTAATCGTGCGCCCGTACTTTCCCCGTCCGCCGTGCCAGTTTTTCAGCTCCCTGACTTCGCCATTCCAGATAAATTTAATGCCCTGTTGCGAACGGGTTATACGGCGCTTACGCTGCGGCCACGCCGAACCATCAGGGTTCTTCTGGCTGCGTATGCGGCGCTGCTGGCTGCGGCGCACTTCCTGGCCTACCGTCCTTGCAGTTCTCGCTATTCCGGCAGAAGACAGGCCGGAAAGGATATCGCTGAATATGGTGTCCAGTTCGTGGGTCAGTTTGCTCACTGGCTACCTCCCGCGTCCGCTGTGAAGGATTCGTCAATAAAAACGCTGCTCCAGTCGCCCCCGGTCGAAAAATCCGGCATACGTGGCTCCGGCAGGTATTCCCATGACAGATCCCCGTTTTCATTGAGTGAGACGTTCACGCGCTCAAAGAGGGGGAACTCAAAAAGAATGTCGGCGCTGTCGTCGTCATTAATGGCGATTGAGAATTTAAACGCTTTATTTTTTTCCGGGTTCATCAGCAAATCCCGCTGGTTGAACCACAGCCAGCGCATGACCGGAATAGTGAAATCGTTAATATCGCCAGTGAAGTCCATCACAAACAGAATCACGGTGTAATCGTAGGCAAATGACGGCGTATCACCTGAAAAGCAAATATGTCCGCTGTCCACAAAAACCGTCATTTTGTCAGGATTAGCCCGGCTCCAGCGGTTATGGCGTGTCACGGCATCACGAAGCGAGTTAATTTTTTCCATGATCAGCCTTCCGTTTAGTGCATTGTTCGGTGATGTACTGTTGCAGGCCGTTCACCTGTGCTGTAACGGCTATGGATTCGGCTCTGAGACGCTGATAATTCCGTTCAGCGTCCGGAGTAAGTCTGGCGGTGGCTGCATCAGTTGTGCCGGTGGCGGTGGTATCATGCGCGGCAGCGGGCATACAGACGGCGTGGAGCTGCAACCGGCGACGGCCAGAAGCAAGATCAGCGCGTAACTTTTCGGATTCGGCTTTTGCATCGGCTAATTCCTGTGTGTACTTCGCGTCAAGGGCGGCGTTCTGGCGCTGGCGCTGCGTCATATCGTCAATGGTCTGCTGGCGAGTGTCGGCAAGCGCTACCGCTTCCTTACGGGCTTTTTCTGTCCTGGTGTATTGGCTGTGCCAGTGGTCAGCCGTGAAGCCGAGAACGGCTACGGCGGCGACCATGAAGACGATAAAAGCGAGCGTTGCGCGGTTCATACGGTCTTACCCCTGACCAAGAAACATCGCCCGCTCACGTCCACGACGCGGGGCCAGAATGGTCGGGTTACTGCCTGCACGGCTCCATTTCAGGAAAGCGTCAGCGGCGGCGGTGTAGTTACCGGCGTTCAGGTAGCGGCGAACACTGGAACCAGTAAAGGCGTTTGCGCCGATATTGAAAATCAGGCTGCATAACGCGTCATACTGGTTCTGGTTCAGGGAAACCGTTACCCGTTCAGCAATGCAGCGCTCCACCCATGACAGATCGTCGCGTAGCAGTCTGTCGGCGGTGTCCTGGGTGATGGTCATGTTCTTGCCAACCGCAACGCCGTCAACTCTGCCTGTGTGACCTGTACCGATAGTCCATACGCCGCGTGAGTCGGTGTAGGCGGTCAGTTTGCAGCCTTCTTCGCGTTTAAGTGCGGCCAGTCCGCTGTCTGAAATCTTCATTCGTCATTTTTCCCTGCAAATTTCTTTGTCATGAAAACGCCGAGCGCCCTGATATGCTCAACGCCGATAAGCCCGATAGCCGCACCAATACCCACGCGCCAGTCTTCAGACAACCAGGCGGCAGGTACGGGCTTGATGATGGAGAATGCCGCCACTGCCAGAAGACAACACAACGGTACTTCCAGAAGCAGACGTCGCCAGCTTTTCCCCGTATAAAACACCCTGAGCGCCGCGACGGCGGCGGTCATTAACAGGCTGTCCAGCGGGATATCGCCATGCAACCAGGCTTTCAGGTGCATAATCCAGTCCTGCCAGGTGTGCGGATCGCCGTTCATGTTCTTTTCCTGTCCCGTATTCATGATGATCAGCTCCATAGCTGGATCATTTCCCGTTGTTTTTTCTTCTGCTGCTCAGGCAGTTCCACCTCCTGCCCGGCTTCCAGAAATACGCTGTTACTCAGTCCCGGATTGGCGGCTAATACCTGTTCTGTTACGCCCTGTGTGGTGCCGTAATGGCGAAAACAAAGCAAGTCCACGGTATCGCCCTGAAGCGCTTTGACTTTCATCAGACCAGCTCCACAAACAGGCGCTGAGTACCGCGAATATCAGCTATGGCCCAGCGCACATCGCGCCACAAATCATCGGTCTGTACCTCCAGCGCGTCGGCTTTGCGGTCGCCTTTTTCGGTGGTGTCCACGTCGCGGGCGTTCTCAAGAAGCAGGGCGCGGGCGGCTGAGTAAACCGCGCGGCGGTAGCGATACACCTTCACGCTCTCGCCGTTGAGCATTCTGGCCGGAACGTCAGCCAGCGTGCTGTAACCGGCTGATTCCTGAATGCCCCGCCAGTCTTCAAGCTGGTCAGTGACGTGCGCCACCGCTTCGGTGGCGACGAATTTCAGGCGTGAGGTGGTCGTTCTGCCCGTTATGCGGCTGGCAAGGCGGAGATCGCGTAACAGGATCTCCGGCCAGAATGTCCCGGCAGTCACCTTTTCATCGCCGTCGTCAACGTCGGTAACGTCTGTTTCTGCACTGTTGACCTGTGGTTTTGCCACCATGCCCATACGGAACTCCTTAAAAACCAGGCGGTGGGCAACCGGCAAAAAGAATGACGTACATTCAGATCACCGGCGCGCCGCCTGTCGACGGGGGTCGAAGTCGTTAATTATTTCTTTGCCGTCCTGCGGGTCGTTTTAGTCTTCCCGGCCGCGGGTTTTCGGGTGGCGGTTTTACGTACCGGCGCTTTTGTCGGCGCGTTATCCCTGGCGTCTTCCTGCGCGGCGTTCTGGTCTGTCGTCGCCGCTTCGTCGCCGGGCTCAGATGGCGACTTTTTCAGGGCGCGCGTCAGGGTGGCGATTTCGCGCTTAACTCCGGCGTTGGGGTTAAGATGCATGGCTTCACGCAACAGCTTCAGTGATAACGCCTGCGTTTGCGGGTCGGTTATCGCCCGGCGTGAGAATGCTCTTGCCTTACAAAGCTTGGCACGTACCTCGTCCGGCATATCGCAGTCGTTCACAATGCCCTGAAGGGTGTCCAGCGGTGCGATATAAGCGGATAAATCGGCGTCCGGGTCGGTTCCCGCCAGTGTTAATAACGGGTTACAGATTTCTTCCGTGAGTACCGTCGCCGCGTCACGTCCGAAATTGTCCGGCAGACTGAGGTTGTGGCGTACCACGTATTCGCCGATGCGTAATGCCAGCGGGAGATCGCCACAGTCCACGGCCCACGCCATCAGGGTGGTAATCACCTCATCCGGGCGTCCGTTGTCGCTGTCCAGCGTCCCCTCGATCCAGCCCTCAAATTCAGGTAACAGTTCTTTTTTGGCGACAGCTTTTGCCGCTTTTGACTGGATACCTTTCAGCCGCGACTGCGCCAGGCGGAGGCGGTGAAGGATCTGTTCGTGCGCGGTACGTTCAACCAGCGTTTCTTCCCCGGTCTCAAGCCCTGCACGGCGCGCCATGACCTGTTGAAAATGTTTCTGTGCCGGTGTCAGCATCTTTTTATCCTCCGTTATGGCGGGCGCACTGCGCCCGCGTCATACGTTATGCGGCTGCACCTGCATTAGTGGCGGATTCCGGCTCTGGCGCGAATTTCAGGTCTTCGATCAGGGCGCACTTGCCGTAGTCTTCCACCACGTAGGCGTCGTTCATCGACTGATAGGTCGCGATGCGGTTATATTCCGGCTCCTCGCGCATCAGGCGGCGCAGGCTCCCTTTCTGGAAGTAAATTGAAAGGTTACTGAAGGAGGTGATCAGCATCGCGTTATCCGGAAAGAACGGCGCGAAGTAGGTCGGCAGACCGCCAATCAGGTGAGACGCCACAATCAACTGACCGGCCATCAGTTCGGTATTGGGGTTGGTCGTGCTCATGGCGTTAATGAACGGCAGACGCAGCGAGTTAAAGAGGTTGCGTGATAACAGTACAACCAGATCGGGTGCGTCTTTGTACCATTCATCCAGCAACGAGGAGCGCGCATCCTGAACCAGTGCATCCGGGTTGGCATAGTCCCCCTTAGCGATAACCTTGTTACCCATATCGCGGGTCGCAAGCGTCACACCCTTCATCACGCGCGCTGCTGCCTGTTTACGAATATGCTCAATCCAGCCGGTGTTAACGTCCTGAAGGCGCGGATTGGCGGCAAAATCGGAAACGAGCGCATGATTTGTACCGTTAAAGCCGATCATGATGCGGTCAAGCGCGATCTGAAGCGCAATCTGCTTACTGATACGGGTGGCGAAATCGGGATGGGCGTTCCAGGCGTCAAGCTGTGCGTAGCTGATGTAGGTGTCGTAGTTCACCTGCTCACAACGATAGCGGCGGGCGGCTAAATCGTAAGGTGTGATGGGGTTACGGCGTTTGGTGCCGTCGCTGCTGCTGTTGGTGCGGGCAATCGGGCCGGTGGTGTCAATAAGGACTTTTTCACCTTCCTGATCGGTAACACCGATAATGTTGATTTTTTGTGTCAGTTCTGTGCTGTTTTTCACTGCGTTTTCGAGACGCTGCTGAACAGCCGGATCAACGGCAAAGTTTTTTGCCAGTCCCGTTACCAGAAGACCATTAAGGCTTGCCTGATGCGCCATGTAGAGGTCAAGCTGGCTGCGGGTACTGGCTGAAAGTGCGTAATTCATCGCTTTATTCTCTCGCTTTAAAATCAGAAGTCGGGCATTTCTGCGGCGTTACCGCCCGTTGCGCGGAAACGGTCTTTTGTATCGCCGTCCTGGCTTGCCAGTTGGTTGCGTAGCGTGGTCAGTTCGGCGGTCAGTTTTTCGATGGTTTTGTGGTCGCTGTCGTGCTGGCGCGACATATCGTTAAAGCGATCGAGAAGGCCAGCGTGTGACTGCGCCACACCTTCCACCGCTTCCCGTACCTGGCTGAACTGCTCGCTGTCTGATTTACGTCCCTTGCCAATCAACTCCATGACACGGCTGAACCATTGTTTGCCTTCTTCGCTGCGCTGCTCTGCCAGTTCGATAATTTCGGCTTCCATCGCTTCGGTGAACATTGGCGCTTCGGTGTGCTGGTTATTGAACTTCATCACCTGTTCGCGTTGCTGTGCCGCGAATTTCAGACGTTCAGTACCCAGACTTGCAGGCGTGTCTGTCATTGCCAGTCCCACAATGTAGGGGTTGCCGTTCAGTGAAAATTGCGGGTGAAGTTCAATGCTGGAGTAGATTTTTTTGCCTTCGTCCGTGAGCTTCTTCATGCGGTCTGTCGGCTCAATTTCCGCATAGAGCGCGGTACGGCCAGACAATGGGCCTTCGGTGATATCTTCCGCACTCAGTGCTGTCACATCACCCATAGCGCAAAGGTCGCTGTTGGGAAAAGGGGAGGTGATGTGTTCCACGTTAACCCGCGCACCATACACCGTGGGATCGTAGTTTTTCGCTGCTGCCTTCAGGTGCTCGCCACTGATTTCGCGTCCGTCAATGGTTGAACCGGAAACGGCGACACGGAATTTTTTGCGGGCTGGTTTGTTTGCGCTACCCATGCTGCTAATCCTGTCTGTGTTTGTGATGCAGCCATGATGACAAGGCGCAGGCACCTTCCTCAACGCGGTTTTGTTGTCGCCGGACGGGCAGAACTGAAAGGGTGTGAGAGAGGGATCGCGCGCGGGGTAATCTTCCCGGCATGAAGGGGAGACACGATGATTCAGGATGCTTTTGTACGGCTGCGGGCTAAACAACTTTACTGGCAGGGATACCCGCCAGCGGAAATCGCGCGGCTGATGGGGATAAGCCAGAACACGATCTACTCATGGAAAAAACGCGATGAATGGGACGAAACGCCGCCTGTTGCGCGCGTCACGCAGTCCATTGATGCCCGCCTTGTTCAGCTTACAGGAAAGCCCGATAAAACCGGGGGTGACTTTAAAGAGATTGACCTGCTTGCACGGCAACTGAAAAAGCTGAGTGACGGCCAGCCCACTGACGTGAATGGCACAAAAAAGCCGCGCAAACGTAAACTGAAAAATCACTTCACCGAAGAGCAGATTATCGCGCTGCGGGAAAAAATCATGGGTTCGCTGGCGGGTCATCAGCGTACCTGGTATGACGCACTGAGGGAGCTTGAGGACGAGAAAGAGCGCCGCCACCGCATGATCCTCAAATCCCGCCAGATTGGGGCGACATGGTATTTCGCTCAGGAGGCGTTGCTCAGGGCGCTGCGCAATGACGTAAAACGGGATTACCAGCGCAATCAGATTTTTTTGTCGGCGTCACGGCGTCAGGCACTCCAGTTTAAGCAGATCATTCAGAAGGTTGCTCATGAGGTGGATGTTGAGCTGAAAGGGGGCGACAAAATCATCTTGTCCAACGGGGCCGAACTGCATTTTCTGGGGACGTCAGCGGCAACGGCGCAGTCGTACACGGGGAATCTGTATTTTGATGAATTTTTCTGGGTCAGCAACTTCGCCAGTCTGCGTAAGGTCGCCGGGGCTATGGCCACTCTGAAGGGGCTGACGTGTACCTATTTTTCCACGCCATCTTCTGAAACGCATGAAGCCTATCCGTTCTGGACGGGCGACCGCTGGAACGGGAGGAAAGCAAAGGGACAGCGGCAGATGTTTGATGTGTCCTGGAAAACCCTGAAAAGCGGACTGCTGTGCCCGGACAAAATCTGGCGGCAGATTGTCACTCTGAAGGACGTTGTCGAACAGGGCTGGGAACACACGGACTTTGAAGAGATTCAGGATGAAAACAGCGAAGACGAGTTCCGCAATCTGTACATGTGTGAGTTTGTCCGCGACGGTGAGTCCGCCTTCAGCCTGAACTCGCTGATAGGCTGTGGCGTTGACGGTTATGATGACTGGCCGGACTGGAAGCCGTTTGCGCCACGGCCAGTGGGAAATCGTCCTGTCTGGGTGGGTTATGACGCCAACGGCAGTACTGGTAACGGCGACAGCGGCGCGCTGTGCGTGGTGGTGCCGCCCGCCGTGTCAGGCGGCAAGTTTCGCACCATTGAGACAAGACAGGTGCAGGGGCTGGAGTTCGAAGAACAGGCACGGGTGATTGAGGATATCACCCTGAAGTATAGCGTTCAGCACATCGGTATTGATGTGACAGGTGGTAATGGTGATGCCGTGTACCAGATTGTGAAGAAGTTCTTCCCTGCTGCGGTTCCCTACAATTTCACGATGGCGTCAAAGCGTGCGCTGGTCATGAAGATGCTTCAGGTCATACGCGCCGGGCGGTGGGAATATGACCGCAGCGAACGGGCGCTTGTGACGGCGTTTAATGCCGTGCGCAAAATCAAAACGCAGGGCGGATTTATTACCTACGACACTGACCGCTCGCGCGGTGTCAGTCATGGCGATCTGGCATGGGCGAATATGCTGGCTGTCATCAATGAACCGCTTGGCGATGAAGATGGCGCGGTCAGGAGTTTTGTTATGGAGTTCTGATGAGCAGAAAAAACCGGAAGAAAAGCTACAACAGGGGCGCAGGGGTGGGATTTGAGCAGGCCCTTAAAAGTGATCCCGCGCTGAGTGCGTTTACATTTGACGGCCCTTACAGCGTAAGCGGTTTTGACCTGCTGGATAACATGTACTGTGCCGATAACGGGCGCTGGTACGAAACGCCGGTTGATTTCGGCGGGCTGGCGCGCGCATCGCGGCAGACCTCATGGCATCAGTCTGCGCTGTACTTCAAACGCAATGCGCTCAATGGCTGTTTTATTCCGCATCGCCTGCTGAGTCGTCAGGCGTTTTCAGCGCTGGCGCTGGACTGGTTTGTGTTTGGTAATGCCTACGTTGAACGGCGTCGTAACCGTCTCGGCGGCACGCTGGAGCTACGCCACGCGCTGGCAAAATATACCCGTCGCGGCACTGATTTTGAGACTTACTGGTACACCGAACCCGGCAGGGATGATTATGCCTTCCGGCGCGGGGAGGTGTGCCACATCATTAATCCCGATATCAATCAGGAGATCTATGGAATGCCTGAATATATCGGGGCGCTGCTGTCGGCCAGTCTCTCACGTTCTGCGGATCAGTTTCGCAAATATTACTATGACAATGGCTCACACGCGGGCTGCATTATTCATATCGGATCATCCGCCGTTGACCGCGAAAGCATGGAAGCGCTGAAAAAAACGTTAACGGAATCGCGGGGCGGCGGCGCGTTTAAAAACCTGCTGATCCAGACCACTGGCGGAGGTAAAGACGGGGTGCAGATCCTGCCATTCCAGCAAATCACCGCCAAAGATGAGTTTATGAATATCAAAGCGTCTTCACGTGATGATGTACTGGCGTCTCACCGCGTACCGCCGCAATTGCTGGGTGCCATGCCGGGCGAGAAGGGATCGTTTGGCGACATTGAGAAAGCAGCGCGCGTCTTCGCCATCAATGAACTTAATCCGGCAATGGAAGCCCTCAAATATATCAATGACTGGCTTGGCGAAGAGGTGGTACGGTTTAACCCTTACGCACTGCTGGAACAGAACAGCGTCTGATTCCTCCGGCAGGTTATCGCTGACCATGACCTGCCACACTATACACCATCAATCTTTTTCACTAATCCTTCCTGCTTTCAGCTTATTAACCTGCTGGTTATCAGCACATTAGCGGCCACGCCTTCCCTGAATCTCCCTTTAAAAATAACGCCTCAGCGCCACGCAGACGGGCGCACGTCTGAGCAATCGAATCACGCCAGCGCGTGCCAGTTCGTCGCACACAAAAGCGCTCACGCGGCGATTTAGCCACATTCTCGCCGGGTTGCCTTCCAGCCCCTGTTGCGTGGGCTGTTCCCCCGTCACCTGCGCGCGGCAAACGCTTCAATTTTTGTGCACGCACCGATCCGGCCTCAGACCGCGCCAGTACAGGCCGGAAAGGGCAAAAAATCGGTCAAAAAAATTGTGCAAAATTGTGCACTACTGTGCATTTATAAAATCAACTAAAAGACACGTGGTGTGACTTACCTGTACTACTCGATCGGCACGTAGTCATTAAGTTCTGGTGACCAATTACACTTTTCACATCTGTGCTTTCCGTTCTGGCAGATACATAAACGATGACGGCCACAATGCGGGCATCCATCTTCACCATTATCATAATCACCGAGTGACCATTCCTGCATAAGCTGCTCTTCTTCATCATCATTTAGCATTGATCCCCCTGAGCTATTTACTTTTCTCGTAAGTGTAGAGTTTTACTTTTTATCACTCTACCCCGGCCAGCGATGGTGCGTAAGTGGACATCTATAAGTCATCAGTAATTCCGCTTCCTCGCCCTGACAGACTCACCGCTGCGCGGTTCCCTAATCAGGGCTTGCGGCGAGCGGTATTATTATGAGTTTATAAATTTATTCTTAACAGGATATTATTTTTATATTTTGCTATTTAATTATTATAGTTCATTTTATTCTGTGAGTATTATTGCATTTTTTCAATTCATTTCAATTTGTGATGTATTTTGGTGTTAATTATCTCACTGAAACATAAAATGATTTGTTTTTTGTTACGAATTGAATGAAATTAATGCTTCTTTAAATACGGAGGCATTGTAATGAAGAGAATATTCACTATATCGTTTTTATCTGTGACGCTATTATCATTAAGTGCTGCAACATATGCAGATGTAACGTCTGCAATATATACAGGTGGAGGTGCAAAAAAATCCTTTGTACTGGTCGGTAATGGTGGGGCAGGTGGCCCCGGAGGAAATGGCGGCGCTTTTGGTGGACATGGCGGAAATGGTGGGAATGGGGGACATGGTGGTAATGACGGCAATGGAGCCGGAAACAGCAGTCATAACGGGAATGGTAATGGGAGTCATAATGGTAATGGCTCAAATAAGGGAAATAATAGCGGTAACGGCACAGGTAATGGTAACGGAAACGGGAACGGAAATGGTAATGGATCCGGAAACCATAATGGCGGAAAAGGGCATGGGGGCAGATTATGAGTAGGTCAGTTGTTATTTTATTGTCGTTATGTTCATTTTTTATCGGGACTACCTTTGCGGCAGAGGCTCAAAAAATTATTCATGAGAATAAAGGCACTCACCATATAGCCGTTGATGGAAAAAATGGTGCAGATGGAAACGGCCATCATGGTGGTAAGGGAGGGAAAGGCGGTAAGGCCGGGGGAACGGCAAGTAATAGTGGCAATGGTGGTGATGGCGGTAACGGTGGTGATAGCGGCGTATTAGGTCATGGTGGTGCCGGTGGTGCCGGTGGCGATGGTGGTTCCGGTGGAAATGGTGGGCAGGGTGGAAAAGGCGGAAGTGGTGGGTTATGGGATTGAATTATCTTATGAATATTATAAAAAAAGTGGGGCTGTCATTACCATTTGTAGCTCTGGCTTTTTTTTGGACGCCTCATGTTAATGCCGCAACAGGGGATGCCCCCGCAGGTCATAATGGTGGTTTAGGACATGATGGTTCACCGGGTGCTGACGGTGGCCCTGGTCAGAATGGAGGCAGGGGCGGGGATGGAGGTATTGGTGGAAATGGTGGAAGAGGAGGGCACGGAGGCAAAGGGGCAAATGGTGGTGATGGTGGTAACGGCGGGATTGGTGGTAATGGTGGCAACGGTGGACATGGAGGAATGAACGGAAACGGGGGTAATGGAGGGCATGGCGGTCCTGGAGGTAATGGAGGGCGAGGTGGCGATGGCGGGAACGCGTCTTCAGGACATAACGGAGGTAATGGTGGTAAAGGTGGAAACGGCAGTGGTACGGGTCATGGTGGGCGAGGAGGGAATGGTGGACATGGATAATCCCTGCAACAACATCCCCGGGTGGAACTGATAAAAATAGAGCCCTGACTGTATGCAGGGCTTACCGATCCGCTTAACCTTCTGCTATAAAATTTTTGTAGCAACCTTTACCTTAGAAGCAAGTATCCGGCGTGCTTTTTCCAGCTTTACGCGCTCTTTTTCTTCCCGGTATTTACGTAGCATGTCAGATAGTGGCGTAAACGGGCAACCGTAGCGCTGCTTCACCTGTTCCGGCGTCATGTTGCAGGTCACTTTCAGCCGGTAACGGTTAGGGTGCCTAGTTACGGGTTCTGCGCTGGCAATGACGCATTCGCCAAGGTCAATGATAGTTTCAGTATCATATGACGTGTGCCGTAGCTGTTGCCTGACTAACAGCTTGTCGCCTGGCTCCGGTCGTGTCGGAAAATAATCCTCAACGATCGGGAAATTCTGAGGGCTGGCTTTCAGTTTTTCCCACTGTTCCGGCATCATCGTCAGAAAGAAATTACGCATCTTTCCTCCTTACGGCCTTCTGCCATCGGGTCATCAGGCCGTTAGCTGTTACGTTGATATGCAAGACTCCGCCTTTTACCTGGTAGATCTTGTCGTTCTGCGACAGTTTTATGCCGCTCATCAGCAGGGTTATCTCGCTGTCGCTTATGTGAATCCCCTCTCTTGGTAGCGCCCGCATTACCCGCTCTTCGGCTGTCGGTATGTTAATTTTTTGTTGGTGGGGACAGTTATTGCCACGAGTCCAAGGGGCGGCGAAGCCGCCAGGAAGGTCAACGTCAAAACCCGGTTCGGGGGCGTTGTCTTTGGGTTCCGGTTGCTTCCTGACCAGTGTCCAGTTGTCCGGATGGGTACAGATACGGGAGGTTTCCCCGATGAGCGGCGACCAGATGCCGTAGATTTGAATGCCGGTTTCGCCGTAGTCATTAGGCTTGTCGGCGATAGCGTAGGCGGTGCGGACAACGTAATCCTTGCGGGGAATGAGCACGCCGCCCTGTTGGGTGATGTAGGACGCGAAACAACCGGCATCCGCTGCAACCATGACGCTGTCCATCGCCGGATCTTTCAGTTTTTGCGGGCCGTCCGGGTTGCGCTGCAACTGGCAGGCAAGGCGGCGCAGTTCGCGCCAGACCTGGCGGGACGGAATGCCGAAAAACTGGAACTGACGCACGCCATGCAGCCCGGCCCAGCCCACGGCACGCTCGACGCTTTCGGTCATGGTCAGGCCGCTTTCATCGTCAACGAGCGGCTTGCCGGTTTTCGGGTCGTTGCCTTTTACCGCACCTTTATCAAGGTTTTTGCCGATGTAGGTCGCTATATAGCCGGTCGGGGTGCCCTTGTCCGGCGTGATAAGTTCCTGCTTAAAGCGCGGGGTGATATCGTCGCCCAGCTCGTCACGGTCTTCACGAATGGCGATGTCCTGCATCTCGTTAACGATGGTTTCGCGGTCTTCCGGGCGAACGAATATCATCATGTGCCAGTGTACGGTGCCGTCATGGTGAGGTTCAGCCACGCGTACGCCGTACCAGCGCAGGTTTTTACGGTTCAGTTTCTTGCGCACAGCGGCGAAAAACACGTTAACCAGATAATCACTGGTGTCGCGGATAGTGGAACCGTTCCATTTAGGGTTGGGGTGGCCGTCTGCTGTGGTGGCGTGCCAGGCTGACGGGCACGTCACTGTCACGAATACGGCCTCGTCGCCGCGCTCCTGGGCTATCAGTTCCAGTCCCTTCATATTCGCCATCATTTCATAGCGGCGGTGCTGGGGGTTACTGTTGCCGCTGTAGTAGACGTCAGCCATATCAATCGTAAACCCGTCTTCATTGACCAGTTCGTGCGATTTCAGAAACTGCTTCATACGGCGGCGCTGCTCACGAAACTCCGTCAGGGCGTCCCGGCTCAGATAGGCGGATTTTTTACGCGATACCAGGCAGGCCGCGCGTAACTGCTCCTCGCGCCAGATGCGGCGCAGACGCCATAGCTTCCGGTTCCACCAGTCCGCGCAGCTCAGACGCAGAAATGCGCCGGGGAGTTTTTCGATATCCGGCTCCGTGCGTCTGTCCCGGTCGGTTCTCAGCGACTCGTGGTATGGCGGGGTGATATTCAGAAGCAGCGCCCGGCGTGCCAGCTTCTGGTACACCGTCAGCGCATCGTTCAGCGTCATATCATCGCCGTACTGCGAGCAAAGGCGGTCGAACTCACCGTTAAACGCGCCGGCTGTCAGGGTGGCGGCGGTCTGTACCTCACGTTTGCTGAGTTGCGGCAGCGTCAGCAGGGCATCAAGACGTTCAGTAACAACAATGCGCTGATAGCCCTTTGTGCAGAAGCGGACGTCTGTTTGTTCTATTCTGTCGAGTATGTTCGTCAGTTTGCCATGTATGTAACGGCTTGCCGGGCGCGCTTTTTTTCCGGCCTTTTCTGCCTGAGTCTGTTTTATGCGTAGGAATTTCAGGTGTTGCTTTAGCGGATCTCGCAGGTATGCCGGGAGGGCATAAAGCCGGGTTAATACCGGGTTATCCTTATCACTGGCGGCAGCAAGACGCTTTTTTGCCAGTTCCGTCAGTGTGCCGTTGCGTCTGGTTTCCCTGATATCGGCACCGGCCTTTATCTTTTCAGGGTATGTTTTCGGGCCGTCCGGTGACTTCGCCTGACGGGTGAGTTCCTCTTCTCTGTCAAAAAGCGCTACCAGCCTGGCAATCTTCGACTCTTCATGGATCTCATGACCGAATGTTGCCGGATCGATGGCGGAACGTGGGGCGTTCCAGTCCCATACATAAGGATGGCTCATTGTTTCCCATCCCCGGCGACCGCGTCCCATGATTCGTGGCAGGCGAGCAGAAGGCGGGAAGCCTCTGTCATGAAGTCCTCAAATGACAGACTGCCGGAACGACGGATGCTGTGCGCAAGCAGATCGGCGAACAGAGGCCCCGGCGTCTGGTAAATCGCCATCGGCCCCTCGTTGCCGCTGCGCTCCATGAGGTTATAGAGTGCAAAACCTTCATCGACCACCACCACGCGGTAACGTCCGTCAATAGTGAATGCGGTTTTGTCTTCCGGCAGGCGGCGGTTGTGATGGGCAAGCATGGCCCGCCACTGGGCGTGCCAGTCCTGGACTTTAACGGCAAAGCGCGGGTCACATGACCACAACCATTCATTAAAGGCGTGAAAATCGGTCATAAGAGATTCTCCCTTATTACAGGCGTGCGCAGGCCTCCCGCCGCAAAGAGCAGGGGAAGCCTGTTGATGTTTTTACCGGGTGTGCGTTGACTTGTTAAGCAGTCGCTGAATGTCGCCGATATCGTCGGCGATGTAGTCCAGGGCTGACGGCAACCATAACGGCATCGGGCCGTATGGCAGACGATGCAGATCGGACGGCAGGAACAGCGCCAGCGTGTGGGCGCGTTCGAGTCGGCGGCTGATTTCGGTCTGGGTATGGATGCGCTCGACGTCGGCGCGGGTACGGCGTTGCTTGCGGTTTGCCATGATGGATAACCTTTGTTCGATGATGAAGTTAACTCACCACTCAAAGGTTCCAAGCTTTGGGTGGCGAGACGTACAGGGTTGGAACTACCGGGAACAAAGGAAACCGGCGAGCCTTTCAGCTCCCCCATACGCCCCGCCATAATGCGAAAAGGCTGTGGCGATGCGTCGCACGTAAAAAAACCGCTCGCGCGGTTGTGCGCCTTTGTATCCAGCGGGGTTCCAATCCCGGCCCCCGTTTTATGAGGGGCAGAGGAAATGTAACCCATGAGCGCGGATGGCGGCAAGCGGTTTTTGTACGTGGTCATCGCGGGAGATACTCCCTTACGATGGCGTCAATTGCGGTATGGCTGTGGTAATACAGCCATCTGGTTGTGTCTTTATCGATGGCAAACTTTCCGTCAATCTCCCGGAATGTCAGATCGGAGCTGTCACGTAACCCGCGGATGAGTTCAACATCTTCGTCCTCGTACTTGGTATGAGGGGAATTATCACCGCATTTATAGAGCCTGATACCCAGGCGTCTTGCTCTGTGCATTACTGAGGTTCTCGTTCGGCGTGGTGTCAGTTGATTTCCGATTTCTTCTGCGGTCATCATGTGGCAATTTTTGCGGATGAAGTTGTCCTGTTCTTGTGTGTATCGGGGTCTCATGTAACCGATTTGATCCGGAAAACGCTCACGTAAAAATTGAAGCTTGTGTGCAACAGCGTCGGCTGATCTGCCTGGTGCAGGCAGGAGCGCGGCGATTTCTGTCAGGCTTTTTTTCCTGTACAGACTTATCACCAACTCTTCTTCTTCCGGCGTCCATGCTCGTTCATGTGCCGGGCATTTCCCCGGCGTTCCCATAGGTTTCAAAGTCATCATGATGCAGCCTCCATTGCGGCGGAGAATGTCTTTCCCGCCCGGCGTGGTGCGCTTACATATCTCTCCCGGCCATCCAGTACGCCGATCACTTCAGCGGCTTTTCCGCGTCGCTGGCCGTTGGCACTGACAGAACGGTGAACATTCAGGCGATGCAGTTTGAATGGTGCATAAATTGCGCGGGTCTCTTTGGTGTCACTGTTGGAAATCACGACTCTTGCACCGTAATCCTGACTGGCGTCGAGCAGATACGAGACAAGATCCCGATGGTCGTCAGGCGTAAAACCGGCTGCGGTGTAGCCGCGGAAATCCGCGGTTTTACTTTCGGGCAGATAAGGCGGGTCGCAGTAAATTACCGTGTCATTTGACATGAGCAGATATTGCGTCCGGAGTGTGCGGCGGAAATCCACGCATAAAAACTCCGCGCGTGTTCTGCGGGCTTTTTCGGCAAACTGACGCATTTCTTCTTCGGGGAAACGATATTTCTTGCGCCCGAACGGTACGTTGAATTCTCCTTTTTTGTTGGTGCGCCAGACGCCGTTGAAACTGTGGCGGTTCAGGTACAGGAACAGCGCCGCCAGATTCAGGCAGTCTTCATAGCTGCGATCCCGCTTTAATGCGGTTTCGTTGAATTTTCCCTTGAGTTGGTAATATGCCTCGCTGTTGGTCGCGCTGAATAACGGTCTGGCCTTGTTAATCAGCTCTTCCGTGCATGATGTCAGGGTGGTGAAAAAGTTGATCAGCGCTTCGTTGGCGTCACACAACACATAGCGCTGGTAATCGGTGTTTAAAAATACGGTGCCGCTACCGACGAACGGCTCAACCAGACAACCGCCAGAACGGGGCAGGCGCTCGTTATTAAGAAGTCTGTTCAGGGTGCGGTATTTACTGCCCGCCCAGATTAACGGCGAACTTTTCCAGGCTTTCATACGCCACCCCACTGACCGTATTGCTCGTATTCCTCGCGTGGCGAGAGTTCAGTGTGTGGTGTGGTTTCTGGTGCTGGTTCGATCCTCCCTTCAATAGCGATATTACAGGCGCGGTACTGCACGCCATTAATCAGGAACACATAACGCTCTTCATGCGGCGTGTAGATGTCATCCAGTAGCGATCTGTTCCAGTCGATAAGGTCTTCGTGGATATGCAATATGTCCCCGCCAGGCACAAGTTCGAATACCACCCATCTGGTGAGTTTCATGTTCATACTGCACCTCCCCACTGTGGCAACATCTGAATGTTGGTGAAGGTGTACAGCCAGTACATTTCGTTTAGCGGGTCTTTGTTGGGGTAAACGTCCCGCATGAATACGAAGAGTTCGGCACGAGGATGATTTGCCGGGTTAAAGCCGTCTGTGATGGCGTGTTGGTCGGTTATCTGGTCGCCCTTTATGACGGAAATGTCCGCGATGAAGGCGATGGCGAACGGAACCCATTCGCCGTCTTCGGTTTCCGTGACCAGTTCGATATTGCTCAGGGGCTGGCAGGGCTGTCTTTTTAACAGGCCGTCAAGGTCAGATACGCGGGTAAATACCGTTCCTTTATCAAAAATCAGGGTTGCGCCAGCGCTGTAATCAGGGATGGTAATATCTTCTGACAGCCTTTCCTGATGGAAAAACTTGTCTGTATCATGGTCAGACGGGAAGCAGCGAAAGTCCATCATGCGGAGCGTGGTTGTCTTCTGGCCGCTGGCGAATGCCTCAACAAAGCGGGGTTTGAATTTCATCTGTAGCATCGTCTAATCCTCTTCACGTATTCGTTATGGTTAAGCAGTTCCCATGTCTGGCCTTCGTCCAGACTTAACAGCCGATAGCGGTACATGACGTTGATTACGCGGGCTGGCGGTACTCGTTCCAGCCGACGCACATGTGACCAGTCATCATTCAGCAGGCGGTTGTATGCCACTCTTGCTGCCCGTTCCGGCTTTCCCCGTGGCTTCTTCCTGTTCTGGCGATACCGTGGGGGGATGATTAACTTCATTTGCCAGGGACTAATTCCAGGTTCCAGGCCTTTACCCAGCGGTCTTCCTCAAACTCGGATTCAAAACAGACGAAAATCAAATGACCACGGCGATCATCAATGCGGGTATTGCTCACTGTTCCACGCTGGTACGGGTGAGCTCTCAGGCATACGCGAGCGCCTTTTGTGAATGTGGTGTACCAGGTGTGTTCGGAATCTTTCTTTGCCGGGTCAAATGCAACGGTAGTGTTAGCCGCTTTCTGAAAGGCGATGAGCTGGGCGCGGAGTTCGGCGTTTTCTTTAACGAGCTGTTCGATGGCGTTAGCGGCGATGGTGTGAGGCTCAGACATTATCGCGACAAAAAAATCATCGTCGCCAGCCATTGCTTTGGCGTGCATACGCAAAAATGCCGCCCCGGCTAATGCTTTTTGGGAAAGGGTTTTATTTGAGTTAATCATTATTATTTCCTTTATTTGGGGTGTACGAATACCGCCGCGTGAGCAGTGTTTAAATGAACCAGGTCAATTAATCAGTTATTCAGTCAGGTCGTGTAATTCCCTTAATTGTCGGGCTGCTGTTTTTAAACTCCTTGCTGTTTCCATTAATTCTGCGGAGACAACCAGATATTCATGATTTGCAAGCCTCATATTGGCAATTTGCAGTGTCTCTGCTGCTTTTGTGATGATTCCGGCTGCTACAATTCTTTGCCTTGCGGTGGCGTCCATTTTGTTTCCCTCTTTTCGGTTAAATTCATTTGTTTTTTAAGCTGTGAATACTTTCTTCTTTGTCTCCATGTGTCAAAAAACATCAATATCCACACGGCCATAAACATAATTAATGCGGCCAGTGATATAACGGCTATTGATTCTGGAATGGTGAATGAATAACTGATATTCATTGTTATCACTCCGTAATTCTGGCGGGGTCGGGGACGACGCCGTCAGTTAATTGTTTTGTCATCCAGTTAAGTTCTTTAAGGTCTTTGCTCGCATCTGTATCTTTTGAGTAAAACAAGGTATTGCGGACACTAAATATTCCGCACTTCATAACTTCAAAGTGTGTTTTCCTGGCTCTGGGGTTAACTTCATTATCGAAGTGATACCCCTGTAAGAACTCGTTTACCTGTTCTGCCGTGTGTTTCCTCATAACATCATCCTCACAGTGTGAAAAAGTGCCGTGATAACCCGCCCGATCGGGGTGTGGTTTCTGCTGTAGTGTTTATATCTCTCTCATTTCGCAATCTTTAAGGGCGATGCAGTCTTCACGGTTGGGTCTTTTATCAAGAATTACGTACATTAATGCACTAAATTTGGGGTTTTCGTGTTCCATGTATGCAATAGCCGGAAACTGGCACAACTTTTTTACATCGGCTATGGGCATGTACATTTCAACATCAGCAAATAAAGTGTCGTCTTTCAGTGTCAGGCGTTCTATTTTTCCCTGATTTTTAATATTGACTGTCTCCATTGGATCGTCAATAAACTCACCTATATTCGGCTGATAATAATCAGTGTTAAACGTCTCTACGCAATGCTTAAGCATTGATTGTGTGATTTCACGACCGTCTATAATCTTTCCCGCTCTGGCGATGGGGACGTTTTTAATTAATGTGTTCATGTTTGACCTCGTTTATTTGAGTAACCAAAACACCAGTAAGTAAGCGATCGCCGCTAAAAGTATTGGGTGTAACCCTTTTGCTAATGCCGCTTCATATTCCCGGCGTATGTCGCCGAATTTCACGCGCTTATTGCTGTGTTTTTTCCAGACATATATTGCAAGCACGCCGGAATAAAATATGAACATCGTCAGCAATGGACTCATGATATAGTTAGTTAGCGTGTGCATTAATCGGCCTCGTTAAAAAAGTTAACTGGCATTCACACGATTAAAGCCAGCGCTATCATGAATACGATTAAGACAACTCCAAAAATTGCGGCAATGATGGTTGTCGTTTTATTTGGATTTGCGTTAATTGCAGCCCCAAAAGCCCATCCCAGAAAAAAGATCATGAATGCGATGCATACAAGAACTGCCGGGTTGATTTCATGGCTCATGGTTAAGCTGCCTGTTGTTCATCAGTTTTCTTTTTCCGTCTGCCGCTTGTCGGCTTGAACAGAAATAAGCGGTTTCTCCAGTCATGCCACTCAGGCGGTGCGCTTTCGACAAGTTGCCTACAGGCCTCGTCCCACTCCTCACGATCAAAATAAAGCTCTGCGTTTCCGCCAGGGTTTAACGGGTCAGCCATGTAGATGGCGGGCGCTTTAGCGGCTTTCGCCATCGCAACGACGGCATCAACGGTTTTACCGATGTACAGCGCAAAACCTTCTTTTGAAATCAGCTTGGCGGGATTTTTTGCCAGGCGAATTTCTTCTCGTTCTGGCGATTTACGGGTCTTCTTAACAGACTGTTCCGCTGTAGCTGTTTCGCCAGCGACGGCTTCTGTGTTTTGAGCGTTTTCCTGCATCTGATATCCTCCGCCTTGGTGCCAGTTTTCGAACCGGAACCATTTAGAACTAGTTACGCTGCGATTGACTGTACTGATATTCACATAAACTAAGGAGATCTTCTTATCATGTCAAGAAGCATCGGCGAAAAAATTCGCATCATGAGGAAATCGGAAATGCTTACTCAAAAGCAGATGGCGGAACTTACGGGGATTCCTGCCGGAACATTGATTCATTATGAACAAGGGAAAAGCAAGCCAGGGGCTGATGCTTTGATAAAGATTCTCAAGCCTCAAAAACTGCGTAAGTACCGGGATTGGTTCCTTTTTGATGAGATGGAGCCTAAAGCCGGTCAAGTTATTCCGGCCCTCGCGCGCGTTGGGCAAGACGAAACGGAATCACCCCATTACGGGAGCAATTCTGGGGAGTAATTCACCAGGCGTATATTTCTCAAAATTGTGATCAAGACGATGTTTTCATCGGGGAGCAATCTTATGTCGATTAAGAAGCTCGCTGATGGTCAATTTGCTGTGGATGTTCGACCGGCTGGAACGGATGGAAGGCGTTTCAGGCGTAAGTTTAAAACGAAAAGTGAAGCGGTGCTTTATGAGCGTCATGTGTTGCAGTATCACCACGATAAAGACTGGATTGATAAACCAGTGGAAAGACGGCCACTGGCCGACCTGCTCGATCTTTGGTGGGCGTATCACGGTAAAAATCATCCCTACGGTGAAGAAGAACGCGTGCGGATAAGAGCGGTGATTAATGACATGAAATCCATAAATATCACACGAAGCGATCAGTTAACCCGCAAGGGTATTATTAATTACCGGTTACTGATGCTGAACAAGGGTATTAAACAATCCACTGTTAACCGTTATTGCGCGATGATGAGCGGCTTCTTTACCAAGCTGATTAACGTGGAAGAATACAGCGGTAAAAATCCCTTCCATGAGGTAAAGCGCCTCAAGGTTCAGCAAACAGAAATGGCCTATCTCTCACAGGATGAAATAAACCTCTTACTGGAACAGCTTACAGGTGACGACCTGAAAGCAACGATGGTGTGCCTGGCAACGGGCGGGCGATGGAGTGAGGTTGCGTTACTGAAAGGTGAGAATGTGATTGGCGGGAAAGTGGTCTTTGCAAAGACAAAGAACGGCAAGCCGCGCGTTGTCCCTATCGCAAAAGACCTGGAGGATGCAATCAAGGTTCGCTCTACCGGGCGGCTGATGCTCCCCAGCTATTGGGCAGTTCGCGCGGCGCTTAAAGCCGTTAAGCCAGATTTACCCAACGGGCAAGCGATTCATGTATTGCGTCATACGTTCGCGACGCATTTCATGATTAACGGCGGAAACATTATCACGCTACAGCGAATATTAGGACACGCCACCATACAGCAGACAATGACGTATGCGCACTTTGCGCCTGACTATTTACAGGACGCTGTAAAGTTTAATCCAGTGGCAGCAAGTGTCCATATTTTGCCCATAAACGGGAACTAA